CGCTCCCGCGGGAGGTGGTGGCTCCTCCGCCGCCTCCGCGCCCACAGATAGAAATAAATATGCTTCGTTGTTTCCTAATGACATTATCTCAGGGATGATACAGCCTACAGCTACCATGGCTGACGGGGGTGCCGTACCTCCAAGAAATGTCGATATTAAAGGTCAGCCTCATATGTTAGCTTACATCACTCCGCAAGAGGGAGGTATACTACAACTTTTAGGGGGATCAGGTAAAGCAGGACCTATGGGTATTCCAAGCTTCTTCGCAGATGATGACAGTGACGAAGCTTCAGAAGTTAGTGAACATTCTGAGGATGCGGCAGCTGGTACAGGTGGCCCTACTTCAGGTGACATGGGTCTAGACGACAATATTGCAGCTATGGCGAGTGTTATGGGGGGATTATCAAAAGGCGTGTCAGGCACAGAAAATGTACAGGGATCAATTAACTATGCTCCTGTAAAAAATGTTCCTTATGATATTTTTGGTTTTGTTAAAGGAGCGATGAACCGACATGCTAGAGATTCTTTAACCAAGGGTTATTCTCCAGAATTTAGTAAAGATGCTCAAGGTAATATTACATCTGTTACAGGAAAAGGTGGACCCGGTATGTCAATTCCCGGAATAGGTGGTTTAATTTCTTCGATAGGAGCAAAGATAGGTGGAGTCACGACTACGGGATATGCCGGAAAAGGTGTGGATGACAAGAACAATTTAAATGACAACGGTAATGTCAATGAAATAACTCGTATAATACAACCCATCACACCTGAAGAACAATATAGAAGAGCTATAGATATCTACAATCAAAACCCTAATTTATACACATTAAGGACTAGATAAATGCAACTAAGTCAAAACTTTACTCTGGCTGAGTTAACAAAAAGCCAGACAGCAGAACGTAGGGGTATTAAAAATGTACCTGACGCAGAAGCTATCACAAATTTAAAGTTATTAGCTGAAAACATACTGCAACCCATTCGTAATGAGTTTGGTAGTTTTATTGTATCAAGTGGGTACCGCTGTCCGGAGCTTTCAATAGCTATAGGCAGCTCCAAGAACTCACAACATTGTACAGGAAGCGCGGCTGATTTTGAAGTAGCTAACGTAGATAATTACTTACTAGCTCAATGGATACGAGACAATCTTATCTTCGATCAGCTCATCCTCGAGTGCTACACAGGCGGTAACACGGGGTGGGTACACTGCTCTTATGCACAGCGAGCTCGTAAAGAACTACTGACATACGACAGAGTAAACAAATACAGGCAAGGTCTAATTAAGTAACCATCTCTTCTGTTCTTCGCCCAAGACTTCACCAGCTAAATTTATTTTCTCTCGCAAAGACTTAACGATCTTCTCGTCAATCGTGTCTTCCACAATCAAATCTATATAAGTCACAGCTTTCTTTTGACCTATTCTATGAGCACGGTCTTCTGACTGTAGCCTTATCTCCAAATCATAACTGTTACTATAATAGATCATAGTGTTAGCGGCTGTAAGTGTAATACCATATCCGCCCGTCTTAGGCTGACCTACAAAAAAGCGCAATGGACTATTCATATCTTGGAAGTTATCCACAGTTTGTTGCCTGTCATCTTGCTTGGTTTCACCATAGTAGGTTGCCACCGAATCGCGGCCATACTTGGAAGACAGCGCTTTTTCTATTTCTTTTATATCATGTGTGTAGTTACACCATATAATAACTTTGCCAGAACACTCTTCAACCGCGGCCATCAGCTCAGTCATTCTATTGTTGTCTAATACTTTCAGCTCACCCTCGTCACTCATAAGATATCCACAGCATATCTGTTGCAGTCTCATAATCTGTGTAAGTACACTAGCTGTAGTTGCCAGTTGGCCTCCTTCTAACTGAGCCAAGGCATACTTCTTCATCTGCGCGTACAGCTTGGTTTGTTCCGCGGTCAACGGCACACTACGTTTTATGTATATCTTTTCAGGTAAATCCAAACAATCTTCCTTGAGTGTCCTTACACTAAACTTATTGAGCTTCTCGTTGAGCTCGTCCAAGCGTCTGTAGCCTGTGATCTCATTGAAGCTCCGTGCACCCATAAACCTTTTTTGTACTACGGCATACCTGTTTTGAAAGGCAAAGTAACTGGCCTGATCCAATGACATGGTATCTAAGAAGGCACACTGAGAGTACAAATCCATAGGACTTTTAGTTACAGGCGATCCCGTCAGTATACGTTTATACTTAGCATACTTACTCAGCTGCATTATATTCTTGGTCCGGGAAGCCTTACGATTCTTTATGGTTGTGCTTTCATCTACAATCATCATGTTATCAGGATTCTTCTTTAAAAAATAATACGCAGCCTTCTTGCCCCTATCAGAGCTGAAAGCCTCAACATTGATGACAAAAAACTTTATGCCCGCCATAATTTCAAACACAAGTCTTTGCATACTATCTTGAAAAGCCTTGCTGTTGCTTGGTTGCCAACGAACCACGAACCTTTCAAACTCATCCGGTAAGTGATTCGGTATCTCTTGTTTGACCCAGTTATCATAAACACCCTTTGGAGCTACAATCATAACCGAATCAATTTCTCCCTTAGCTTTTAATATACCTACATTATCTATGGCTACCTTGGACTTACCTAAACCCATTTCCATGAACAGTCCGTAATATGGTCTATCCCAACTATTGTCTAATACATCTTTCTGATGTTTGAAGGGCTTTGTTTTAAAAATATACATTTATTTTATCTCCGTGCTTGACATGTATGTAATCATATGCGATTAATTATATTAATGCAAGGCTATAAAAAAGTCTTTAAACACGAAACAACAAACATGAAAGGAAAAATATGGAAGACGGTTTGTTCAAAGAAATGCAACGGGACGCTGAAAAACAGCGCACTGGTGTAGAAGATACAGATACAGGAAGATTGTCAAATGTATCTGCTTTAGCTAGTAAAATTATCCAAATGGAAAACAAAGTAAAGTTTTTGGAAGAAGAACTTAAAACTTCTAAAAAGGAGTTGATGGAACTTACTGATCAGGATCTTCCTGCCGCAATGGAAGAAATTAATATGGAAAGTTTTACTTTAAGTGACGGGTCAGAAGTAAAGGTTGTGCCTACCTATGGTGGTACAATAAGAGCTGATGACCGACCTCAAGCACATCAATGGCTAAGAGATAATGGATATGGTGATTTAGTTAAGAACACTATCTCTGCAAATTTTGGCATGGGTGAGGATAATTTAGCAAAAGATTTTTATCAGTCTGCTCTCGATAGAGGATTGAATGTTGATAAAAAAGAAGCGGTTCATCCAATGAGTTTAAAGTCATGGGTCAAAGAGATGACAGAAAATGGAAGTGAGTTTCCAAGTGATCTGTTTGGCGCGTTTATAGGTAAAAAAGCTAAAATTGTGAAAGGAAAAAATTAATGGCTAATACACCAGCAAAAAAACAGCCTTCTGATGTTGTTGCTCAGGACGCTAATGTTATCGATATGTCAATGTTTGCAACAGATGCAGGCATTGGAAACAAAGAAGTTGATCAAGAAAGTTTAAGTATTCCGTTTCTTAAAACTAACTTGACTAAACAAATTAGAGCTTTGCATAAAGGCTCTAGTGAAGGAGATATTATTAATACAGTAACAAATAATATCTACAACGGGGAAGAAGGTATTAAAGTTATACCTTGTGCATACCAAAGACGTTTTATTCAATGGTCACCACAAGGCGATGATAATACCGCTCCGATTGCTATCTACTCTAGCAAGGAAGATTGTCCAAAAACAGAACGATCCAAGGAAGATAATAAAGAATATCTTACAGATGGTTCTGGTCAATATATAGAAGATACACATCAACATTTTGTGCTTGTATTGAATGCGGATGGATCTACTGACGTTGGTATGATCGCAATGAAGTCTACTTCTTTAAAGAAAAGCAAGAAGTGGAACTCAATTATTTCGGGCAGAAAGATGACGGGTCCAGATGGTCATGTTTTCAGCCCACCAAGATTCGCTCATGTCTATCATCTTTGGACTTATTTAGAGGAGAAAAGCGGTTACTCTTGGTATAATTGGGAAATGAAGTTGGAAGGTCAGGTAACAGAAAGAGCTCATTACGATGAAGCTAAGATGTTTGCCTTATCTGTCGAAAAAGGCGATGTCAATGTTAAGCATGAACAGGAAGGTGGGACTTCTTCTGCTCCTGTTGACAATGACGTTTCTGACAAAGACATACCGTTCTAATGGCGTGGCAATCTTTTAGTGCTATCTTTGATGGCCTAGAAGAAGCCTTTGGAACGTATAAGATAGACAAAACCCAAGCCAATGGGAAAATGTCCGGGAGAGCGGCACTAATACGCGAACCTCGAACAGAAGATCACTGGCTTGGACATCTTAGCGGGAAAGGCAGTTCTCTAGGTATCATACCCATCAATGCAGAAAATAACTGCAAGTGGGGATGCATAGACATCGACCAATACCCGCTAGATCACAAGTCTTTAGTTGAAAAGATTAGGCGAATGAAATTGCCTCTTGTGGTTTGTCGTTCTAAGAGTGGTGGAGCTCATTGTTTTCTGTTCACTAGTGAATGGATCGAAGCTAAGGAGATGCAACAGACGCTTCAACATATATCCGCTGCTCTTGGATACGGACAAAGTGAAATATTTCCAAAACAAATAAAATTACAATTAGAGCGTGGCGATGTAGGTAACTTTTTAAACTTGCCTTATTATGACGCTGAGGGCGGGCTACGGTACGCTATTAAAGATGATGGCACCTCTGCGACCCTAGAAGAATTTATAGCGCTGTACGAGGCTTATAAGCAGACTTTAGAACAAGTCATGGCTTTACAGGTTGAAGACAAAACAGATACACCGATTAAAGACGGCCCACCTTGCCTCCAAACACTTTGTGCAAGCAAAATATCTGAAGGTGGGCGAAACAATGGTTTGTTCAATGTAGCTGTTTATCTTCGCAAAGCTTATCCGGACAGCTGGGAGACAGAAATACTTACATATAATATGATGTATTTTGATCCTCCCTTACCTTTATCCGAAGTTAATATTGTAGCTTCACAAGCCAAGCGTAAGGATTATGCTTACAAATGTAGTGATGCTCCTATCAATGCACATTGCAATAAAGAATTATGCCGAACAAGAAAACATGGTGTTGGATCAGCTGTACAAGGTGCTACCATAGCAAACCTTAGAAAATACAACTCAACACCTCCTGTGTGGTTCATGGATGTTAACTCTGAGCCTCTTGAATTAGATACAGAAGCTCTCCTATCACAGCCCACGTTTCAAAAGGCATGTATGGAACAGCTGAACTTTATGCCTCGTACACTAGGTAAACCCGCTTGGGAGGCTAGAATTAGCTCCCTTTTGAATGAGATGAAAGAGAATGAAGCCGCTATAATCGAGGTAGCTGAGGATGCTAGTACTTCAGGTCAGTTCTATGATTACCTTGAGGAGTTCTGTAGGCATCTACAACAGGCTCAAGCTAAAGAAGAGATATTGCTTCGCCGACCATGGACATGTGAAGAAGATCAATTAACGTATTTTAGATTAAGAGACTTTGAGAATTTTTTAAAAAAGAATAAATTCTTTGAATATAAGTCTCACAAAATTGCCCAACGCTTGCGAGATATTAACGGGTCCAGTACTGTTTTGAGAATACAAAACAGGTCCGTAAGATGTTGGGCAATACCAGCTTACGAAAACGCTGACATGGAACTTAACCCGCCCTCTATGGGCAATAAACAGGAGACACCTTTTTAATGGCAGATAAACCAATAATGGAAGACGTACCAATGTTAAAAGCCGATGGGTTAGACAAAGCTATTATAGGAGTTGGTTCCCGATGCGGTCAAAATGATATTCTCGTTTACGATTATGAAAAGTGTTGTGAGATCTTTATGGAACGAGAGGGATGGACTTACGAGGAAGCTGTAGAATGGATGGACTTTAATGTGGTCGGCGCTTGGTTAGGAGAAGGCACTCCCATGTTTGTGTATCCCATAACTGATTGGCACGAAACCATAGGAACAGAGACAGCTCACTAATGTTTAGAATTTTTGGTCCTCCGGGTACGGGTAAAACCACTACCTTACTTAATATGTTAGACAAGGCTCTTGAAAGTGGTGTAACTCCAACAAGCATTGCTTTTCTAGCTTTTACGCGTAAGGCGGCTAATGAAGCTAAAGAACGTGCTTCAGCTCGTTTTCATTTAGATCCAGAAAAAGATTTATTTTATTTCCGTACTTTACACAGTTTGGCCTTGAGTGCCAGTGGCATACGGTCCGAGCAAGTTATGAGTAAACAACATTACAGGGAGCTGAGTGATGTTATATCCATACCTCTTGTATCAGGGTCATCTCTTGAGGATGATATTCTAGACAGACAAGCCACAGACCATCCTATCCTTAGTCTCATAAACTTAGCCCGTCTTTGTAAAACACCTCTTCGTAAACAATATAACAAGACTGACATGTATTTTGATTGGAACACCGTCAATTATGTAGCCAAGTGTTACAAAGAATACAAACAACAGCACGAGCTCTACGATTTTACAGACATGTTGCAATGTTTTATTGACGAAGCTGACGTGGCTTGCCCTAAGTTTGATCTCGTCTTCTTAGACGAAGCACAAGACCTTAGTCCTCTGCAATGGGACATAGCCCACATACTTGATAAGAACGCAAAGAAAATGTATGCAGCTGGCGATGATGATCAAGCTATATACAGATGGGCCGGAGCTGATGTAGAACAATTCATTACACTTGATGGTTCTAGTGAGACATTATCACAATCGTACCGCGTCCCACGGCGTATACATCGTATCGCTGAGACAATCGTATCCAGAATAAGCAATCGTTATCCAAAAAAATACAACCCTAAAAAAGAAGAAGGTAGTGTACAATACATAAGCCGAGTAGAAGATTTAGATGTCTCAGAAGGACAATGGCTTGTCCTAGCTCAGGCGGGTTACATACTAATTCCCGTTGTTACGATGCTCAGGTCTTCTGGATACCTGTTCAATTATAAAGGCCATCGATCTATCTCCGCAAAGATATCCTCAGCTGTGAACGGTTGGGAGCAGATGCGAAAAGGTAAAAGCATCACTTTAGAAACCGTCAAAGACATCTACAGTTTTATGTCTACGGGCAATCGTGTCAAACGTGGCTTCAAAACAATGAGCGGTGCCGATGATAGTAACCTCTTTAATATGGTTGAGTTGCAAAAAGAATGGGGACTTATGGTAGGAGATGAGTTGATTTGGAGGGAAGCTCTTGATAGACTACCAGAGGAATCAAGGGTTTACATCACGGCTATGCTTAGAAGAGGAGAGAAGTTTAATGCAGAGCCTCGTATTACATTATCCACGATCCACGGTTCTAAAGGTGGCGAATCAGAAAACGTAGTTATATTTACAGATTTATCTCCGTCAGCTGACGATGCAATGAGCGGAGGGAATGATGATCTGCATAGAGTGTTCTATGTTGCCGTCACACGGGCCAAAGAGAATTTGTTTATTGTAGAGTCAGAAGATAGTAATAGGAGCTACGCGATATGATGAGACACATGGAATATATGAGATGGATGTTCACAAAAAGCCAAAAGAAATTATTAGAGGAGCAAGAGATGAAAGACATGGTCAACCATCCTGAGCATTACACAAACAGCTCAATAGAAACCATAGACATGATAGAATCTATGACAGCTGAAGGTTTTAAATACTACTTAGAAGGAAACATACTAAAATACTTAACACGATACAGACACAAAAACGGTATCCAAGACCTTAAAAAGGCTCAATGGTACCTTAACAAACTAATAGAGGTACAATATGACACTTCAGATGGCGATGTTCACTCCTAAATCAGAATGGGTTCCACCACACGAACTGCCCGATCTTACAGATGCCAAGACAATAGCTATAGATGTCGAGACAAAAGATCCAAACCTAAAGACCAAAGGACCTGGATGGCCTACTGGAGACGGCGAAGTTGTAGGATATGCTGTAGCCGTGGACGGTTGGAAAGGTTATATACCTATTCGTCACGGCGGAGGGGGTAATATAGACGAGCGCATCGTTAATAACTGGATGAAAAAAGTCTGCGAATCACCCGCAGAAAAGGTTATGCACAATGCTCAATACGATGCCGGTTGGTTGAGACGTATGGGATTTAAGGTTAATGGCCGTATCATTGATACCATGGTCATAGCTTCTTTACTTGATGAAAACCGGTTCAGTTACAGCTTAAACGCTTTATCTTTTGACTATCTTTCAAAAACAAAAAGTGAGAAGAACCTGACTGAAGCTGCTAGAGATTTCGGTGTTGATCCCAAAGCCGAGCTTTGGAAACTGCCCAGTATGCATGTCGGACCATACGCCGAAGTGGATGCCGAGCTCACATTGGAGCTGTGGAATTTTTTCAAACCCCTGATCACTAAAGAAGACCTCTGGAGTGTCGTAGATCTCGAGCTGGATGTTCTCCCCGTTCTCATAGACATGACTTGGAAAGGTGTTCGTATTGATCAAAACCGCGTTGAGCGCACTAGAGATTTTCTGCTCAAGGAAGAAAAAGCTATGTTGGCTAAGATCAAACATGTGACCGGCATGGATGTAGAAGTGTGGGCCGCTCAGTCCCTAGCCAAAGCTTTTGATACAGTTGGTATACATTATCCAAAAACTGAAAAAGGTGCTCCATCTTTTACAAAATCCTTTTTATCTGAGCATGATCACGAATTACCTAAGATGATACTAAGAACCAGAGACCTTAACAAGACCAGCGGTACTTTTATTAACACCATTATGAAGCACACGGCTCACGATGGACGCATACATTCACATATAAATCAGATCAGATCTGACGATGGTGGTACCGTATCAGGCCGAATCAGTATGAATAACCCAAACCTACAGCAGATACCCGCCCGTGATCCTGAGCTGGGTCCTATGATTCGCTCGTTGTTTCTGCCGGAAGAAGGGGAAGAGTGGGCTAGTATAGATTTCTCGCAACAGGAACCACGGATCTTGGTCCATTATGCCCATGCTTATGGCAAATCTCAGGGCCATGACATGAAGGGTGTACAAGAATTTGTAGATGGATACCAAAATGATCCGGATATGGACTTCCATACCATGGTCGCTGACATGGCTAAAATACCTCGTAAGCAAGCTAAAACAATAAATTTGGGTATGATGTATGGCATGGGTGTCAATAAGCTCTCTGACCAGCTTGATATCCCCGTAGATGAGGCTAAAAAACTAGTTAGTCAGTACCATGATCGTGTCCCTTTTGTAAAAATGCTCATGCATGGTGTTATGAATAAACTTAATTCACGTCAAAGCTCCGGATCAATTCGCTCTATTTTAGGTAGAAAATGCCGATTTGACCTTTGGGAACCCGATACTTTTGCTATGAACAAGGCTTTACCCTTAAAAGACGCTCTAAATGAGTACGGTCCAACCACCCGATTGAAGCGAGCCTACACTTACAAAGCATTAAACCGTTTAATTCAGGCTTCTGCGGCAGACATGACCAAAAAAGCTATGGTAGATATCCACAAGCTGGGGATAACTCCCTTAATTCAGATACATGACGAAGTTGCTGTGTCCGTATCTTCCAAAGATCAGGTTGATTCGATCGTTCATGCCATGGAAAACGCAGTCAAATTAGGTGTGCCAAGCAAAGTTGACGTAGAAATAGGCCCTTCTTGGGGCGAATCGAAATAATTTATTGACGTGTTTATATAATCTCGCATATAATCGCGTAAAAGAAAAGGATTTATGCGATATGGATACCGAAAAATGGAAAAGCATTCTAGTTCCTAAAGACGTTTATTTAGAAATTAAGAAAATAGCCGCTAAGGAAGGCCGAACTTTGGGAGGACAACTACGATTCATTTACTCTCAATATGTTTCCGAGGAACAAAAGAGAGTAAAAGAGCTCGTAGATGCTGAAATGACCTTGAGAAGGGCCAAAGATCACTCGGCTGCTAATTGATCGTCCTTATTTTGCATTAATTTAGACGCTTCAACCCCCATATTATACAAAGCATCTGTCATAGGTCCATCAGACGCTTTCTTACCTCTACCGGATAAAAAAACTTCTACTGGTGTATTCGTTACTGGATGAAAAGATACAGTTACAGCTAATCCTTCTCCTACGTCCGTGGTAATACACGGTCTTCTGTTTGGTAAATTTGACATATTTTTCTCCTCTGAATAGAGCATCATATAAAATATTTTTTTGATTTAATAGTCTTGACTTTTATTTTTTTTTAAAAACGTGTTATGATGTTTATATGGACCCAGTTACTATCTCAATCGCGATGGGAGTCGCGTCAAAAGCGTTCTCTGCCATAAAACAAGGTTTTTCGGTTGGTAGAGATATAGAACAAATGTCTGGAGATATCGGACGTTGGATGGGAGCTGTTTCAGATGTTGACAATGCGGAAAAACAAGCAAAGAATCCTCCCCTATTTGGTAAATTGTTTAAAGCTGGGTCGATTGAAGAAGCAGCTCTCGCTGCTTATGCAGCCAAGAAGAAACTTGAGGAACAAAGGTACGAACTCAAGACATTTTTGAACATGACCCACGGCCCGGGAGCTTATGAAGAGCTTTTACAGATGGAAGGTCAGATAAGAAAAGAACGTCAACAGACCGTATACAAACAACAACAACTGCGAAGACAAGTTGGAGAAGCTTTTGTTTGGCTTATTGTTGCGGCTATAATAGGGGGATTTGCGGTATTAATGGCTTCCGTGTGGGTTAAAAAAGCAAACGCTTATGAATACAAATCAAAGTCGTACACAAAAAAACAACTTTTAAATCAAGGCAAGACTGATTCGCCTAAATATACAACGTGCCGCTTAACAAAGCGAATAAAGTCTAAATCAGGTCAAATGGCTTGTATTTATCAGGGCGGCAACAAGACCTATGAGTTAATGATCGAATCATGGTGCCCAAAGCAGTACAAATGTGTTTACAACCCGTGGCAAAAAGAGCCCAACATAGATGATGTCATTAATTCTTTAAATAACGCCACTAAAAACAAATGACCCTTTTTAAACACGAAGATTACGAGCTGGACATGAACAAAAGCTCAAAGGCCTTCGTGTATTACAAAGATCAGCTCTTGTTTATGGGCGATAGTCGAACCGCGATAAAGTTGTTTTGCAAAAACTGTACTGACCCTGATTTACGGGCTAAATTAAAAAAATATAAATATATTAATATATGGGATTGACTGTATTAATTTAATTTAGTAGAACTTAATTGTGAGAGACACTTTAACAAAAACTTAATGTACTCCTATTCATTAAGGTTAAATTGCAAAACTTAAAAATCCGTTAGGCTATCCCTAGCGGATTTTTTTGTGCTTGACATAGTATGCGATAAATCTTATTTGTTATATGTGCGGATTGTTTAGCACGTTCAGGACTGTGGTTTCCCTCTACGTTTACCTTAGTGACGATACCTCAAAACAATCTGCACACCAACATTAACAAAGACTTGGAGGTCACAATGA